ATTTTACCTGATTTTATTGCTGCTACATGAGAATCTAATTCTTTGTGAAGCGAATCCAACTTCTCTTTGTTAGCTGCACCTAAATGCTTGTCTACAAACTTTGATACAGCAGCTACCTTATCGCTAGGAGTATCAACTTTATGTTGAGCAGATCTATTGGCTGATATTTCGTTTCTCTTAGGATCAGCTTTGATTGCATGTATGCTATAATCGCCTTCACCGTGTTTAACTACTGCATGTTTGTATGCCTCGTCAGACGATAAATCTGGATGATGATATGTGCGAGAAACGTGTTTGTATCTTCCTGGTGCAGAGTAATCTCTAACTCTTTCGCTTTTATATTCAGGCTCTTTAGTAACAGCTCCAGTATGATCGGTAACAGTATATTGTTTTTTAACTCCGCTTCCAGTGTCTCTATGAATTGTAGAAACAATCTTGTCGCCTTTTTTAACTACTATGCCGGCATTGGTTTTATCGTTAGAAGCTGCTGTAACATGATCAGTAAATTTCTTTTTCTGGTGATCATAAGATCTTTCGTTAGAGTATGTATGATCAGCTATGTGAGACAGCTCACTATCAGCAGATGCCGGAGAAGGATTAGCATATCTCCTAGATACATTCTTCTGGATTCCTTTGCCGACAGCTTTGCCTAATTTATTTTCAGGTCCAAAGCCTCTTTTAGTCATCTCTTTATGAGCTGCATTAAGTCTTGTACGATCTTCTGGCTTTGTACTATCTTTAAATTTCTCATGATGAGCTTTGAGTTCATCATCACTCATAGCTCGATAGGTTGACTGAGCTTCGTTGATCATTGTTTGTTCAGCTAAGAACTCTTTAAAATTTTTCATGTTTAACTATTCCTTCGTTAATTTGTCTACAGCTTTAGAAATACCCATTCTTCTTTTAGTCGACCAGTCGTCAGCTTCTTGTTTACCTTGATCGTCTCTATCTCTATTGGCCAAAGCCGCCATTCTACCGGCTCTATACACTTGGTGATTAGCTTTCTTAATATAGGACCCCAAAGTCTTTTTAGAAATTTCATTCAATTTTTCTTTATCATCGCTCATCCCGTTAGAGTTGCAATCATCTTCTTCCATCTTATATTTTCTAGCTTCTTCTAAAGCTTCTAAAGCTTCTGCTTCATTGAGTTGTTTAGAATCAGTAACCTCAACATCAGCGCCAGCAAATTTATGAGCTAATTTTTTAGCATGCGAATGGCTATTAGCTTTCAAAACCGTAGTATGTTCTTTATCTGTCTCTGGATCTTTATAATAAACTTTATAGCTTTGTTTAGCTGATCCAGCAGATTCTAAAAGAGACTCAGAAATCTCTTGTTTGATATTCTCAACAGTATCATTAACTCTTTCAGAAATTTCTTTATGGAATTCCTTCTCAGCCGACATGTAATCTTTATTCAAGATACTTTCGATAAATTTGTTCATTATTTTCTTCCTCTTTTATTATTTTTAATTTTATTGACCGGGGCGGATTCCTTGCATACGTCTTCTTTTTATACCGCGTTGACGTTTTATATTAATCTTTCTAGAGTAACCTGGGCCTTTTGCCTTTTTGGTTCTTATAGCTTTTCTAACAGCAATCTTCTTTTTAGCTTTTGCTGCTCCTGTCTGTACCAAACAAACCTGACGACCTCCAATAGTTTTTAAGACTCTACCTTTACCGCATATAATTCTTTTGGTTTTAACACCCTTAGAATTAACCTTAATCTTCATACGTCTTTCTAAAAGAATTCCATTTTCTTTGTAAGCTTCAATGTAGTATTCTCCATCTTCGTCTATAAACAGATCCGGAGAGAATTGTTGCTCTATTAGAAATTCTTTGAAAGACTTTATATCCATGATATTATTTATACTTTTGAGGATTACTCTTGTTGATCTGGAGGTTCTATATCGTTCATATGCATCTCCATCTCGGTAGCTGGGGATATATAAGGACCTTCTTCTTCTATTTCTTTAAACATTTCTTTGATATCATCTTCTGTTTGTTTTAAGATATTTTTCTTGATATATGTTTGAGAGAAGAATCTTCCGATATAAGGTTCAGCCATCTGAAGAGTTGTTAGACGCTCTTTGAGAATCTCCGCATCTTTAAGTTCAGCAAAGAATGTATCTTGTTGATAGTCGAATCTAATTTTCTCTTCTAAAATTTCCCAATCGTCTGGAGTTATAATTCGTTTGAGGATCAATTGAGTTTTTAGTAGATTTAAAAATAGTTTAGAAAATCTCTTACGTAATCTGGTGATGAATCTGGAAAACTTAACTTCGTCTCTAGATATAGAATCAGATCTTCCTACTCCGAACATAGCAGTATTTTGATCCGATGTTATTCTTCCGATAGGAACATTTAAAGACATATAAAGTTTTTTCTTGAAGAACTCTACGTCATCTATTTGTCCTAGAGTTTGTCCTCCAGGCAATGTAGTCACTTCAGTTCCTTTACCGTTCATTCCGCGAGGCAACCAAAAATCTTCCATCATAGATAAAGTATTTCTAGAATCCTTTACTTCACCGTTTGTGATATCGTATACAAGTTTGTTTTTAAATTTGTTCTGAAGACTTTTGATATACTCTTCAGCTTTTGTCTTAGGCAACTGTCCCACGTCAATATAAAATATACGGCGTTCAGGAGCTCTAGAAAGTCTATAAACAATCAGAGAGTCTTCCATCATTCTAAGTTGGTTAGCAGGCTTTATAGCTTTGTGCAACCACCCGTAAATAAGATTATTGTCTTCCATATTCAATCCTGAGTGTATATAACATACAGAATCTTTGGATATTTTAACAGCTGCACTTTTATTCTTTTTAGCCCAGTCTTTAGTATACAAAAAGTATTCTTGAGAAGAATCGACTTGCTCTATCCCCATAGGCCCTATGGAAGTTTTATCTTCTCTAACCTTTTTAATATGAACTGAAGGAATATAGCGGAGTTCCATGATACCGTTTTTAGTATTGTTCTTGTCTATAACAATATAGTGATACAGTCTACCGTCTACATAAAATTTACGGAATAGTTCGTAAGACTCCGAATTAATGTTTAACAGTTTGCATATATATGCAAACTCGTCTTTAATTTTGTCTTTGATTGCATCTGAAAGATCTAAGTCATCTAGAACAATTGACACAGGAGCAACATCTTCTTCTCCATTGATTGCTTCGTTAACGATTTCGTTGATAGCAGAATCTACTTCAGGGTGAACAGAGATTTCTCTATATTTCTTGATCAGATCAATTTCAGAGTCGAATTGTTGGTCTACGTTTATATGATAGGAGCTGTGTCCATAGTATCCAGGATTAACAATAAACGCGCCATCATCATCAGTCTTTTGGATGAAAGGATCTATGTTAGCAATCTCTGCTTGTTTATCAGTCTTCTTAAGAGTCCATCCAAGTAAGTCAAGATTCATTATAAAATACCTATTGTTGTTTGTGTATATTGTATATTTATAACCAAAAGAAAGAGGGATATTTCTATCCCTCTAGTTTAATTTGGAGTTATTGTTGTATTAATTTGTAGTGTTTATATCTTCCCAATGAGAATAAGCAAACGAAACTGTGAACTCACTGACCATATCATTAGCATCGTAAGCTAAGTCGATTTGAGTAACGTTTGTAGGGAATGCATTCATGACCCTAACAGTCTTTACAACGTTGTCTTGGCGGTCTAATTGAGAAATATCAATAGTTGCTAGCAAGTCTTTATAAGAAGCTGTTCCTTGGATGTTATTCTGGTGAGCATTGATAAGATTTGACCATCTTTCGAATACATTTCTGTGAGACATAGAAACGTCGTTAAAGAATGTAGCTACCCAATCTTCGAATATACGATCTCCGGGAACAGGAACAGTTCTTCCTTTATAAGGAACCGGAATCATTCCAACTGTTGAAGCAGGAAGACCTGCTGCTCTACATACAATCTCATCTCTTACATTAGGAGAACCAACTGCAGTGGGGTATGTAATAATAACTCTGTAGCGGTTAGGTCTAGCACCACCAGCAAAGTTAGCCATAAATGTGTCTATGCTCATTTTGAATCCTTTTAATTCTTATTATTATTTATAGTATTATTTATAGGAATACAGAAGCTGACGAAAATTGTATAGTTTATAGGATATTTATTTTATAATATTGCATGACTCATTTAACAGAAGAATCTCTAGGAATATTGTTGAAAGCAGTATTTACACAATATGATATTATTCATAACAAAAAGGTGTGTACCGATATTAAGTATAGACCTGATTATAGAATAGAAGAGCTGAAACTAATATACGAATTCAATGGATATCAACACTACACATCATTTGAAAGAATATTGAAAGACTCAGATAAAAGTTTCAAACTAGAACAAAAAGGCTATAAATTCATTGAAATACCATACTTTATTCAAATAACAGAAAACGTGTGTTTAAATTTACTGCAACTAACGACATCACAAATAGAATTAATACCCTGTGATATAATAAATTCATATCCTCACGGATTCATACATAAAGATGCATGCAACCCGTTTGATTTTTGTATAGAAGGATATAATAGATATTATAATGATTTAGCTTACATGAATGATCATAATATGAAAGATGAAGCTAGTGCTGTACATGAGAGTTATTTAAGTAATATGAAAAGAATCAAGGAGAGTTTAAACTCTCCTTGATTCTAATTTACATCTTATTATATTGATATTACCCTTGAACAACTTCTTCAATAGATACACCAGTTCTCAAAGCTACAAAATCGAGACGAATGAAGTTGATACTTCTAGTTGGCTTGACGAAGATATTCGCACGAAACTCGTTACGGTCTACAACATCTGGAGTATTTACTGTAGAGTCGCAAACTACTCTGCTATCGAAAATACCTCTACGCCCTTCAACGTCTCTCAAGAATGGTTCTACCATGTTCTTGAAAATTGCTCTTGTAGTCTCATCGTTCTGTTCGAATAGAACGTAGCGGCTTGCTTTTGCAATTGCTTTTTCTATAACAATAAACAATCTACGAACGTTTACACGATCGAAAGCACTTGGTTTAGACAGTAGAGTTTTATCTCCGTAAAGAACAGGACCATCGTTAGGGAAAGTCACGCAAGGATTGATAGATCTAGTATATAAGAAGTCGTTATTAGCTTTATTATTTTTAGGGCCAGCCAATTTAATAGCATTTTTAATTTTGCCTTTAACAAGTCCTGCAGGAGAGAACCAAGCATCTTGTTCATTCTCAACTTTAGCCATAAGACCAGCAATATCACCATTCAAAGGAATCCAACGATTTACATCATTGTAGCGGTCATACATATACTTATAAGCACCGTCCATAAATGCATATGAAGAATTTCCGAAAGATGTTCTAGTAGTAGCCATGTTTGTTAGCATAGTATTATCAGCTGAGACGTTTACAACATCGTCTTCTTCAATCGATACACATGCAACTACATCTTTTCTAACTTCTGCAACAGAGTCGATAAGATACTTAGCAGATACTTTATCAGCACCAGAAGCAAACACGATACCTAAATCGATCTCTGTA